GCATGATAATGTATATTTTATGAATGATTTCTTCTTCCCTGTGTTTAGATTGAAAAGCTGGATCGAAGCCTAGATGATGGTCAGCACCTTAATTGTGTGCGATTAGTCGACGCTAGAGAACCCTCTTCCAAAGCCGGACCGAAGCCTAAATGATGGTTAGCACCTTAATTGTGTGCAACTAGTTGACGCTAGGGAACCCTTGTTTATTCGCATACCTCGAAACATTTGTATTGTATCCTCCTCTCTTATTCTCTTTTATGACCCCCAACCCCTCCCCTACCTTGTGTATTTAGATGTTATTCTTTAGTCTATAGCTCTAGCTCTATTTGTATATTGCTCGTGATGAAGCCCTAAAGATTCACCTTATAGTCCTTAAGAGATTCTTTAGAATACTCCATCTATACTTGCCCCTTTCCCCCAATTATGATTTATTTAATGAATTGTAAGTCTTTTTATGACAAACGATGTCTGTGATTAGTAACATATGATACGATTTCTTTATTCCATAACATTTAACCGCTGTAAAACCTATTTGTTTCTAGGCACCCCACACGTCACTTGTTCGAATTTATGATTGAGAGATTATGACACTAGCGGTCGTTATATCGCATGAGAAGTTTAATCCAAGTTCAACCTATTTGGTGGATCTTATTTGTTTGAATACATATAAGCCAGCCTTAATGTTGCTCCATGATAAAGATGGTTCATCAGTTTGATTGAAAAGTTTTAAAATATCAGGAAAGCAGTTCCACTTAACTCATTTGCGGGTTAAATAATTTGTACATATACCATTGTGATTCATTTCATTTTCTTTCAGCGTTGTTGCTTTTAAGAATTCTTCGGATGATGGAACCAAAAACAATACATTACAAGACTCAATATTCTAGTACTGGAGCGCACATTACTCCCTAGCATACTTGGCTATATTATATTTCCTTTCTTAGGCACGCCCCCTCCATAAATAGTTGGAGCCCGACACGACCTTTGCCATAGGATATGATTAGTTCACATGTCAAAACATAGAAATCCTCAAGTGGAACGAATATGTGAGATGTTACCCTTAACTATACATTAATAAGGCTCTTAAACTTAAATAGAAGTATTTAAGGTGCAGAAAACGATTATTCTCTCGTTGATTTCTGTTTCACTACTGTCCCAGTCCAGTCCATGACTACGGAACCCCCAACTTCACCACTTCTCAACATGGCCACAATCAACAATAACACCTTTAACAACGAAGTGGCAGCCCCACAATCAAGCTCCTGGGAATCTATGATTGCTGACATCACTGATCTCATTGATGAATACACTGATGATCACGTTGTCGTTCAATCTACTCCCCTAGATGAGCTTGACACCCTCCTCACCAACACTTCCCGCCGTTACTCACGTGCAATCGATCTCGCTGATTGGTTCAATGAAGTTACCACTCGCAATCTCTCCTATGTTAGAACGCGTAGTGAACTCCTTGATCAACTCAACGAAATTACCACTTCCCTTCCCGAACCTCCTTCCATTCACCTTGATTGGCGTGATCCATTCTGGAGTTCTCGTCTCACTTCCATTAAGACTTTTCTTTCCTCGAAACAATCTGGTGGTCGTGCTTCCCAGAGTGGTAATGATCGAAACGGCACCGAGTATACTGCCGTTAGCTCCGATTCAGTACTAGCATTCAACAAAGCTATTTCTGATGCCCAAGAAGCTATCGAGAAAAAGATCCATCTCATTTTCCAAAGAGATGATGGACTTTTTCTCAAGACCAAAGGTACCCCCGTTCGCCTCTCCGTCCTCACCCAATTCTTCCATCCCACCCAAACCCCACCCATTGAGGAAGAAGAAGAGCACGAAGATGAAGGCGAACTTGAACCCGATGTCGTCGTCCAAGCCACCCCTGTCCCTCCTTCCGGACCCTCCTCAGTCCAACGTTATGTGCGTGATGATTTGATGACCACCAATCTTGAAAATCCTAATGTTGATGATGCCAAGAATCGTCTTGTACGAGTCCGCATCGATCAAATTATGATGATTGAGATGTTGCGCATTATTAATAATACCGCTAACGCCAATACTAATGCTATCGCTGCACTCCAGACGAGTGTCAACACATTGATTGCTCGTCCGCCCCCACCACCAATTACTGGTCCCGGTAATGAAGTCTTCCCCCCTGGAGGAAATCGCTTACCTGGTAATACAGGCTCTAGAAGCGCCCCAGTGGACGTTGTTGTCACTCCAGACGATCCCATTGAAGATGATGGAAACTCTGTTTTCCCAGAGTCGGATTTTAACAACTCTAGTACCTTCATGGGTCCTATTCTTCCCCAAGCCTCTATTGCTAATGATAATGATCTCATGTCTAATGCCTCCATCACCACCCTCCAAGTCAAAGATGTTCTCCATGTAGACGAAGCCCCCACAGAATCGAAGACAGCCACTGCCGCATTTGATGATCCAGGTAATGAAAAAGATAATTGGAGTCTTACAGATGTTCTCAAACGTCCTGTTCGTCTTGCCAATGTAACCTGGAATGCTCAAGATGCTGGTACTCTCATGTTCAATGCTGATTTCCCAAATACTTGGCTTGATCCTAGAGAAGAACGCCTCGCTCACTTCCGTAACATTTTGACCTCATTCAATATGTATAGAATGGACGTTGTATTTCGCCTTACCGCGAACGCTACATCTATGTACGGTGGAGTTCTTGCAATGTACTTCGATTTCTTTGATCGTTTTACCACCGATGGCAACGTTCTTAACCACGTCTCAGCATCTCACTTTGATCCCGTATACCTTGACTTATCAAAAGGTACTACAGCAGAATTGAGAGTTCCTTTCTCAGCCGTATCTCAATATTTGTCGCGTCAGCACAATGATTTGAGTGCCCACTTTCTTGGTAACATAAAAGTGACGGCCATGTCTGATTTGGTCAGAGTTCCTGGTGCTCCCAACGTAGAGTTGCGTTTATATGCTTATCTCAGTGATGTTGAGGTTTCCCTCCTTCAAACTCCTGATGGACGTCCCTATGCTATTCCTCAAGCTAGCATTGTGCGCTCCGTTACATCGTTTGCCAACTCTTACCTGCCTGGAATGAAGAAAGTCTATCCTCTTGCAATGGAAGAAAACTATGAGATGCCACATCCTCACACCTGTCGTGTTGAAGAAATAGGTGGTACTTATGGTTTGATCAAATCTTTTGCTTGGTCCACTAAAAATGATGCCCAGTCCCAAATTGCATCTTTTGCAGTACACCCAATGGAATATCATGATCGCCCTCTCACACCTCCCTTACCTACCACTGTCATTAACGCCTCCCGCCTCGCTCATCTTGGACGTCATTTCTGCTATTGGAATGGAACGCTTGATTATAAGATTCAGGTTTGTTGCTCAAACGCACACTCTGGAAAACTAGTCATAGTATTACAACCCGGTCCCAGTTATGATATCGCTCGTGTTGGCACCAAATCCACCAACCCTAACATTCTGTTAGACATTAAAGAAAATCACGAAATCGAGTTCTCTGTGCCATTCATCTCTCCTACCCCATGGAAACCAACCTACTTTGGTCATCCATTTGGTGATATTGAAGCAACCAAATCAGGTACTGTCCGTATCTTTTCTGCAGCTAGTATCATCAGTGGCTTGTCCCCTTCCTCAACTGTTACTGTAAATATCTTTGTTAAAGCTAACAAGAATTTTCAATACAGTGTTCCCAGGAACGGTCTTCAAGGTCCTACCAAATATGGCGATGTCATGGCTCAATCACTCACGCTCTCTTCAGTTCGCCCAAAGCTCACGAAGAACAAAGAGGACTTCAACGATATCTATAAGCTCATTCGTAGGTATGTACCGCTCGGCAACATTACCGTTAGTGGTGCAGATGTAGGAAAGTGTGTAGTGATTCCTGTTATGCCCATTCTTCCTGACTTGGTTGAACGTCACTCTATCGGACTCATTTCAAAGGGTTTTTCTTTCTGGCGAGGTTCTATTAACTATAAAATCAAACTATCCGATGCCACAAACTCTAAGTCAAGCTTTGAGATCATTCATGTTCCCCTGATGGGGGTACCTCAAGCCATCACCACACAGCCATTCATGGCCGATTTCCTCGTTGGTGATAACGATAAAGCTTTAACTGGTTCATTTTATGGTTCTCAACCCTTTAATCCAGCAATGGACAAAGAATGGGAAGTTACAGTACCTTACTATTCGATGTATGATTGGTTGCATTTACCCCTCAAGCGTTACAGTGTCAACCGTTTACCCCTACTCTCCACGAATAATGGTTGTTTGATTATCAAACCACTAGAGATTGGAGCTTCATTTGCCCTTACTATCTCTATGTCCTGTGGTGACGATTTTCAATACGGTGCCCCCACTGCTTTTCCTACTATCAGAATTGAGAACGGTTCAAAGCTTGGCACTAATGTCACACTTGATAAACCAGCAGCCCCTTCTGGCACCCCTCCCATTATCCCGCCTGGTACTCGTAGTGCATTACTTCCCGATGTTATTGTGCAATCCTTCATTCCGATTAACCCCACGGGTCAAGCCATAATGCGTCCGCCTTTTTCCCCTCTTCCTACACCATGTTCCCGTGATGTTATGCGACAATGGGTAAAAGGTGAGGTTAGAATCACTGCTATCCTTGGTAATGATAGAATGTTCATGCCTTTGCAATTTCCCATTATCGACAATCGAGATAGGAGTGACCCCCTTCACCATATCGCGGTTGGTATTCCTATCAATAATGGTAGACTTCATACTGGTGCGCATTGCTTGTTCTATAATTTTGAACACGACTTCTTCCAATTTCAGACAGGAGCTGGCAACGCTGAATTCAGATCAAACACAGTCACGTTGAGGATAGAGCCCGCCACGAACCCTCCTCCACCGCCCCCAGTCACAGGGTCCCTTACCGAAGCACAAGCTCGTGCACGAATTGAAGCGATTTTCCAAATGGAACTCACTGCAGCTCGCCATCACGGGTATCCTGCTACCCAACCCCAAGCTACTATTTTAAGAACCTATCCCTCCTTTCTCAGGAATGACCTTTTTCGTAGCGCCTGGGATGCTCTTCCTGTAGAACACTCCGCTCGCACATCTCGTAACGCCTTCAACAAGCACTACTACAAGAAGTGTATGGAATGTCAGTGCAATGTCTTTATGTATTTGCACCAGGAACGTTGCCGTCCTATTCATCCCCTTTCCCTTACCGCCGTGCCACAATCACTTAAGAATGAATGTGAGCCCATCCAAATCCAAGGATTGATGGAATTTTTCGATAAACTCGCTCAAACCAACAGTATCGTTAACAAAATTGCCCAAAGTCTTGAAAACGAAACCGTTGAGGGGTCTGCCGAATACTTCATCAATATCATCACACAATCAGTCAAACGCCTGTGTGATGATGCTTCCATTACCGTTCGTAACTGGTTTTCACAGATGCTCCCTACTGTGGACTGGAAACTTTTGGTTTCTGCTCTTGTATTTGGTGTCACCATCTACACTCTCCGCGATTTCGCAGAGAACCCACTTTTCCGAGCTATGCTTGGAGGTGCCTCAGCACTTTTGTCACACAAGTTCATCACTTTCTGTATTGATATGTTCAAACAGGATGACTTCCCGATTAGAGTTCAACAGGGCACTGCATTGAATCTACCCATGATTATGCAGTTGTGCTGCGGAGTGCTGATGTATTTCCTTAACCTTAGTTGCAAATCCTCCGGGACGCGCGTACTTAAAGGGCTCGGAGATCTTGGACGTTCTTTGTCCGGTATCAAAGTTGGTGTGGATGCCATTAATGTTTTTACTACCTTTATGCAGGAGAAGTTGATCCCAGAATTGTCTGTTACAGATGGAAACATCCTCAGAGGCATGATGGCTAACTCACTCGATGTTATTGAAGAAATCAACACGTTGAACCTCGAAGAAATGAAAGTTCGTTGTTTAACTGAAGATGATATCAAGACTCGAGTTCTCAAAGCTCATGACAACCTTCACGAATTATGTAAAATAGCTATGATCAATAATGCCCCCTCTAATATTCAATCTGCTCTCGTTCGCTCACAAAAGAAGATTGAGGACCTCCGTTCTCAAGTTATTTCCTTCAAAGGAGGTGAACGTTACCGAATTGATCCCTTCCACATTTGCCTGTATGGTGCACCTGGTGGCGGAAAATCTGCCTGCATGAATCAAATTGCAGAAGATCTCCGTTGCGTGATGCAGTGGCCCAAAGATAACCTGATCTATACCAGAACTGTTGATACAGAATACTGGGATGGTTATATGGGTCAAACCATTACTATCTACGATGACCTCGCACAAGTAGTCCTCGACGGAGCATGTGATATCACTGAGTTGATTGGTCTCAAATCCAACTCTCCTTATATGGTACATATGGCTTCCATCCAAGATAAAGGACGATACTTCACTTCCAAGGCTATCATCTCCTCAACCAACGTTAAGACAATTTCAACGTATGGTGGACTTCGAGATGTCACTGCTTTTCACCGTCGCCGCAATATGCTCCTAGAGTTGCGCAGACGTACTGAAAATGGTGAACCTGTAACCTGGGGTGGAGGACCCAATCTTCAAGGACACGCCGAATTCCGAATTCTGGACTCACTTTCCGGTGAAGCCAAATCAGGATGGATGTCCTATGAGGATGTTATTGCTCTTTCGCTTGATGCCGCCCAGAATTACTACCGCGAGCAACTCGCTCTTGTCGCCCGAAATCGTGATGAAGCTAAACCATCCACAATTGCTCAAGCTATTCTTGACTCTCGTCTTGAACGCACTATTCCTGGAGTTGTTGATCCTAACACTCGTGAATTTGAGTTTGTTGATGCTGAAGCACAAGCCTTGTTTAATAAGCAATCTCCCGAAGATCAAAAGATGTACCTCAAATCTTGGACTGATGCTTTTAACGCAGCTAAATTCAGAAATGATTTTGCTATGATGACTGGATGTTTCAACTTTGCTTCAAAAATGAAGATTGTTGCAGCCATTCAGAATGATGATCGAACTGGACTTAACGCCGCAGAGCTTGCATGTGTCAAAGTCGGATGTACCTATAACCGATTATGCTCAAGCAAATTTGCTATGATGACTGAATGGAAAGAACAAGCCTCTCGTGTGTCTTCCTACTTTAATGATCTCTGGACAAATATGGACCCAACTAACAAGAAATACCTAGCTACTGCTATTGCTGGTATGGGAGTTATCGGATTAACTTTGTCTATGGCTCAACGATATACTAAGAACGACGGAAAAGATCGTACTGAGAATGAAATCCCAGTTGAAGCCTTTTCTGAAGCTGCCCCTTACGAGTACCAATCAAGAGATCGCCGTATTCACAATTATCAAGTTGAAGGAGCAAAGGATTTCGCTGCCTGGTCTGAAAAGAACCCTGGTATGATCCCTTATCGCTTTGCCCTCGATACCGAACATAAAGGTTGGATTCCCCGATACAAAGAAGGTGAAACTGCTGAGTGGAAAGACTATCAAGAATACCTTGCCCAGAAGAAGGCTCATGATGAAAAATTCACTCCTGAATCCGGTATAGATGATTTCAAGACCCGCCGTGGAAATTCCAAGCGAATCGTTATGGAGATGACCAAGAAAGAACAGCGTGAAGCTAACAAAACTCACCCTGCTTATGTTCTTGGACAAGCATCCTTTCCTCGCTCTGCATTTCAAAATGTTACCCCCGAAAGTGGAATTGATGACTACAAGACCCGCCGTCATGTAGGAAAATCGATTACTATTGAAGGTGCTTTCAAGGCTAAATCAGCTATGTCCTCAGATGTACCCCCCGAAATAATGGAACTTGATCTTGATGACCTCGAAGAATCTATGAAAATCGTGCAAGAGAAAGGAGTTGTATCGAAAACTGTACAAACCCTCCTCTCTAACTATGAAATTGAAGGTGAAACTCAAGCCACATCTGATCCCGATGCCGCTTCATTCATCGATAATGCTCTTTTGGATAACATTGCCCTTGTACTCCACCCTAAGTCAACTATTAGGATGAGAGCTATTATGTTAGCTGATAGATTCATGGCTGTCCCCAAGCACTTCTTTCTCACTTCCGAGGCCAACTGGCAACAAGGTGATGAGTTCAGAATTCGCGTTCGTGAGAAAGTCTATCTTCAATCTTACGACACTGCTTCTGTATACTTTCTGCCTAATCGCGATCTTGCGATCTACCTGTTGTCAGCTCGTGTATCCGGTGCCCGCTCCATTATCAAACGTATTGCCGATGCCAAGGAACATGCCTCTTTCAAGGAAACCTCTGGCTCTCTCATTGGTCTTGCTTGCAATGATCGTGGTGAGACTTGGGTTAAGCAACGTGGATTGCCCTCTATCCATGCTATGCTCACCAATGATAACTTGCGTGTAAAGTATCAAATTGGTCAAGAAAACCATGTCCTCCGTGGTTACCGTTATTATGCAGATACTGTTAATGGTGAATGTGGTTCTCTCCTCGTTCAAAATAACAAGTTCGCCTTCTGCAAAATTCTTGGTTTCCACGTTGCCGCATCCGCTGCCCGTCAACTTGCTTTCTCAGAACTGCTTGTGCGTAGTGAACTCGAGAAAGGTATTGATATCCTCCAGAAGAAGTTGAATTACATCTCTGGTGGTACATCTGTATCTGTGCTCGAAGAACTTGTTGCACAAGGTATCATTGTTCAAGGTGCCATCAATCCCGCTTTCGCAAATCTCGATTCCCATATCGATATTGCAGGAAAGCTTGATGCTGACCTTGTCCGTCGTTCCCCCAATAAGACGGAAATTGCACCATCTGCTATTCAAGGTGTAATTGACATTGAAGCCAAGACTGCCCCTGCTGTCTTGTCCCCTTCTGACCCCCGCTGTCCTAAAGGTTATAACCCGCTCATTGGAGCCGTTAATAAGTTTAAGGACCCTGCCAAACCTTTCCCAGGCCACCACCTCCGTGCCGTCAAAGATCATATGACTCAAAAGTATAAGAAATTTGAAGGTTTCATTGGTAAGCGTCTCTTGTCTCTTTCAGAAGCAATCAACGGTATCCCCGGAGTTGAATATGCTGATGGAATGAACATGAAGAGCGCTGAAGGTGCTTTCTGGAACTCTGAACGCCCACTCTTTGCCCATAATAAAGAATGGATGTTTGAGAAGGTTGAAATCGATGGTAGAGAACAGTACAAGATTTCACACAAACCCCTCCTCGCAAAGATCATTCACCGATTGAAAGAAGCCCAACAAGGCCGACGAGTGATGTCTGTTACCCAAGAATGTCTCAAAGATGAGCGTCGTGGACTTAACAAGATCAACATTCCCGAACCTTCGACCCGTTGCTTCACGATCATGCCAGTAGATTACACAATCTTGGTTCGCCAGTTCTTCTGGGATTTTGCAGCGATGTTGATGAAAAATCGTCACGTCCTCGGACCCCAAATTGGCTTGAACCCTACTAGCATCGAGTGGACTGCATTGATCATGAGACTCCGTTCTATTTCAGAGAAAGGATTCGCTGGCGACTACAAAGCCTACGACTCCACGGAGATGCCCGAACTCATGGATAATGTAGTGGACATTATCAATGCTTGGTACGATGACGGTCCAGTCAACGCCCAAGTACGTAAAGTCCTCTTTGCTGAAGGATATGACAGATACTCATGTGTTTTTGATGCCCTCATTCACATAGATCAAGGTCTACCTTCTGGCTTCCCCCTCACCGCCCTTGTTAACTCATTGAATAATGAACAATATATGTACCTTGGTTGGTTGGAACTCGCTCCCCCTGAGCAAGTGTCCCTTACCAACTGTGACAAGCATGTAGATCGAATCTCCTATGGAGATGATCATGTCGATTCAGTGACCGACTTAGGCTTGGAGTTTTACAATCAACGCACATTTGGCCAATTCATGGAAAAATATGGTATCACTTACACTGATGCTAATAAGAAGCCGTGGACCACATGTGATGAGTATGTAGATCTCCATGAGACGTCATTCCTTAAACGTCTCTTTGTCCCTCACCCGGAGTATCGTGGTTTTTACCTTGCACCCCTGGAAAAGAAGTCGATTGAAGATCGCCTTCTTTGGATTACTTCCTCAAAGTACGCCAGTTCTGATGAATTGCTCTCCGAAAACATCAAGAATTCCATGCAAGATGCATACCACTGGGGTCCTGTCTACTTCAACAACCTGTATGATAAGATCCTTAATGCTCTAAAACTAATCGGTAAATCTGATTTGATGACGACCGTGTCATACACTTCAGAAGATATCGCCTTTATCAGAACTATTAAAGGTATCGGAGAATCAAACCAGCCCCAGCTCGTGCGGGATGTGTTTGGTTTATAGTTCACCAGTCTCGTTTCATTACGAGAACAATCACTTAGATTAATGTCTTAACTGCGTAGTTTTGTAAGCTTCTGCGCACAATCCCCCTATCACATTGATCTGGGAGATCTGACGTAACTTTCACCTAAGTTATTGTGGCCGACCAGCGGTATGAGTTTTCATGCTGAGCCCTTAAGTTAACCGATCTGGAAC